CTCTCATAGCGGCTTCCACAACCTCACGCGTGCGCTCTTCCAATGAGCGCCCATCGTCATTAACCCACATAGGGATCTCTTCGACTCTCTCTCTCTTAAGAGGGCACATAAGAGTTCCTTCGTGTATGACAAACGAACGCTGCATGAAAGTAACATGTTCATTAACTCCATCAGGATGTAGGACGATTTTCTTAATCTCTTTCCCCTTACTAATATTAGTATACGTTCGCGCAAAATTTATCTTGTTAGCATCCGCCATAGACTGGATCGTAATAAATGGGCACATAGCCGCATTTACTGTGCCAAGCAAATCATCCCCGATAGTTGCAATACTTGCGATTTCCTTAAAATCTTTAGGACTCGGCAAGTTATGCTGATAACAGAGAGAGAGGATGTTAGTATTACACCCAAGCTTATTGCCCGCACAATTCCAGTTTATGGTTTCACCCGAACCAGACGGCAACTTATCTGTATGTTCAACAAGATTATCCTCATAGAGAACTATCGCATAACGCTGTGTTTCAAACAACGAGTCGCGAGCTTTACAGCCACGCACATACGCATCAGGCCCATTCAAGGCCTTATTTTCCTCATCCACAAGTAAATCGGATTCGAGGTAAAATGCGCTTGCAGGATTGTACCACTTAGAGTAGTACGCCTGATACATGTCTTGTATACCCTCATAGAAGATGTCTCGGAACTGTGTGTCGTTAAACTTAGAATCAGCGACCACAAAAGTTGGTTCCTCATAGCACGTTAGGTATTGTTCAAATATTGCACGCGCATCATTTCCGTTAAGATTAACACCTACACAGAATCCCGTGGTTATAAACTCACGAAAAACTTGGTTAAAATCTCCAAAATAGACGCGTGAAGCAATGCATTCACAAACCTCACCAGCTGTAAACTGGCGGGTCGCACCTGTCGCGACTTTGAGTAGCTCACGTAATTCGTCTTTAAGCTGCTGAGTAAAGATAATACTCGGCCTAACTCCGGCCTCCAGTTGATTCTTAATCTTCAGCCAGTAGGCCTTAAACGCTTGCGTAGCAACATAATGTTGGGACTCATTTTGGTAGATAGCCCCAGACTTACCTTTCCCCTTGAATAGGTACTTAGCAGGTGTGCCCAAAGAGGCGGCAACATTAATTGATCTTTGATCCAGCAATTGAGACGAATTCAATGCTTCGTCCAAACTTTGCAATCTTCGTATCTTAGGTTTAACCTTTAACACATCCTTCTTCATCATATCTAAAGCAATCATAAAGAATTGGCGTGTCGTAGGACTAGGTTCAAAAACTGGCGATGACCATTTGTTCACGCAAAGCAAGCGTGGATTGATAGTCTCTCCATTAACACGAAAAGGTCGTAGTTTCGCTGGGGCATACTTTGATAGTACTGAATTGTATACCAATGATGTAACAATTTTAGAATTACCCGGAAGTGAGTTTTTATACTCAGGGACAATTTTACCCAAGAATTGAGCGTTGGAAGGGAAAACAACACCTTGTGCATTTGCATCAACCAGTTCATTTGAGATCAGATCTCCTATATCAGAGACTTGACCTGGACCGATTATGCTCGTCAATTCATCTTGAACGAGCAAAGCATATAAACAGGTATCACCACCACTCTTTTCAACAGTAGCGTACAACATTCCGACGATTGGCCATTCAACTTTAGGGTTAAGGGTTACCATCATAAGGCCGCACATACCAGTGCCATCAATACCATTAGCTTGTACACTATTGGTAGTTATGAAGATCGAGTTAGGCGCTCGGGTCACAGCTTTCTTGTTGTAAAATCGTGGATCTTGACATGAAACGAGGAAAGAATCCCCCGTCATAAGTTCGTCAGGAACCAAAGTATACGAGCTCTGTAAAGAGCTGTCCTTAACAGATTTAGGAAAGTGAGTGATTATATTAGCGAACTGACCAAATCTTCGTGGTAATTTAACAAGAGCAGCATCAATTAGGGTGTCTTTATTCTTCAACGGAACCACTTCCAGATCTGACCATTTACATTCCATATCAATGCCGCTGGACGTCTTCACACGGACCATTAACTGGGCTCCGTGTTGGGTGGCAAAATTTGCCATCCCAACAATATGTCCTACCACTAAGACCCATTGCAAGGCTATTCCTAACCCAATGCAGTGTGCGTGCTCGAAGCTTGTTTCATCAATGGCCGAAACCTCAAAGTAACAATAATTCGCACGTATTTTCCGCACCTTGTTAAGAATGCCAGCTCCACCTAATTGTGGCGCGGCCTCAACCCATCCATTATGAGCAATAAACACCTCCTTTCCATCGGTAGTGAATTTCGCTTCGGACGAGCTTTGACCAGTACCACTAGTAGGGAGCCGCTTAGAAGCATAGCGCCTAGGTCGCGAAGAGTTAGTCTCGCCACCAGGGTACTTAGCCTCAGCTTCAACTTCCACGGAG